CGCTGCGATCTGCGATTACTACGACATCAAACCTACCGAAATCACCCAGGCCGCATAGGAGCCTTCCACATGTTCAATCTTGACGCTAACGCAGCACGTTCCGCCGACAACAAATCCGCCTTCATCGACGAGGCCGGCAAGTACATCGGCGACTTCACCCGGGCCGAGTACATGGAAAAGCAGGAGACCGGATCTACCGGGATCGGCTTCACCTACAAGACCCGCGACGGTGCAGAAGGCAACTTCTACGTGAACCTGACCTACCAGCACGGCACCCGGAATGACGGCGGTTACGCGATGGTCAACGCGATCATGGCCTGTCTGAAGCTGCGCACGGTCGGAGCGCCGCAGCCGATCAAGTTTGAAAAGTGGGACAGCGACCTGAAACAGCGCGTTGAAGTGACGGCGCCGGGCTTCCCGGAGCTGATGGGCAAGCCGATCGGCCTGCTGCTGCAGATGGAAATCGAGAAGACCAGCACCACCGGCATGGAACGCCCGATCATCTACGCGCCATTCAGCGCCGAGTCTGAAAAGACCGCTTCCGAGATCCTCGACCCGAAGTGCATGGCACCGGTGAAGCTGGCCAAGATGGTTCAGCAGCTCATGAAAAAGCCGGTCCGCGACAACCGACCGAAGCACCTGCAGGGCCAGTCGAGCAATGACGGCTACGGCCACACCCAGGACGAACCGCACTACGAATTCGACGACATCCCGTTCGATTGATCGTCGCGCCGCATAGCAATAACCCGCCGGGCCATCGCCTGGCGGACTTAAACCAAAACGAAACCAGGGGTAACCAATGAACGCAATTATTTTCGACTCCGAGACTACAGGCCTGAAAGACCCGCAAATGGTCGAAGGCGCCTATCTCAAACTCGCCGACATCCAGACCCTGGAAGTCGTCGAAGAATTCCTGCAGCGCTACAAGCCGTCGAAGCCGATCGAGCTGGGCGCGCTGGCCACCAGCCATATCTACGACGAAGAGCTGGTCGACTGCCCGCCGCACACTGACTTCGCGCTTCCCGCCGGCACCACCTACATCATCGGCCACAACGTCGACTATGACTGGGGCGTGATCGGCCAGCCTGACGTGAAGCGAATCTGCACCCAGGCGCTGAGCCGCACGCTCTGGCCTGACGCTGACTCGCACAGCCAGTCGGCGATGATCTACCTGCACTACCGTGAGTATGCGCGCGGCCTCTTGCAGAACGCTCACGCCGCACTCGACGACGTGCACAACTGCCACCGGCTTCTGGTCAAGATCCTGGAGGAACTGGCCGCCCGCAATGGCGCAGCGGTTTTCAGCTTCGAAGACCTCTGGATGATCTCCGAAGAGGCGCGCATCCCGACCGTGATCCGCTTCGGCAAGCACTCCGGATCGAAAATCGCCGACATCCCTGCCGACTATAAGCGCTGGCTGCTCGGCCAGGCCGACGTCGATCCGTACCTGCGCAAGGCGCTGACCAAATAACTGACCAAGTAACCGACCAAAGGGCGCCACTGAGCGCCCTTTTCTTTGGGTGCCAAATGAACCAATACAACGACCTCCGAGTGACTGAACGATCGAACCTGGCCGCGGCGCAAGAAGCGTTCCTGCGATCGGGCGGAAAAATCGACGTGCTGCAAACCTTCGAATTCAAACCGCTACCCCCGCGCATCGAGCCTCAGCTGACGCAGGAAGAGATCGAGCTACGACAGATGGCCGATCAGATCCGAACGCTGAGCGCGACGATGTTCAAGCTGGAAATGTCCAAGACCATGGGCATATCGCAGGACCGTATCCAAAAGATCTGCAAGCAGTTCGGCATCAAGCTGAGCAACGGCTCAGGCCGCAAGCCGAACAGTAAAGGCGCCTACACCATCGACCCGGAAGAGGATAAGCGGCTGGTTGAGCGATTGCGCGCGCTGGCCGAGGTCGGCGTGACCAAGCACAAGGCGCGGGCCCAGGTCGACATTGGCTGGCACAAGCTCCAGCGGCTGGTCGAGCAATACAAGCTCCCATTCCCGAGTCGCGCCAAGTGAGATCGATCCGACTAAAGGTGCGCCATCGGGCGCGCCAACCACAACACAACCTGCCAGCAAGCGGTGTCACCCATGACAGTCTCAGTTCTCCATGTGATCGGGCCGAATGGCGGCCACACAATGCCGAAGGGCACGCGACCATCGAAGCCGGTCAGATGGGAGGTTTCAGCATGGCTGACCCTGCCAACTGGAGAGAAGACAATCCACGCCTTCACGGTGGCCAGCGCGCTGATGTTCGACCTTGTTCCGCTCGTTAATGAGCGAGTTGATGAGCTGATTCAAGAGGTCGGCGACCTTGTTATAGGTGCCGGATGGCTTGCTCACGGACGAGGTGCACCGAAGCCCAAGAAGAAAAGGAAGAAGTGATGGCTAAGAGTACGCAGGAGCGGTCAGCGAAGGCCGCGAAGAAGCGCGAGCAGTACGACGAGAAGGAATTGCGGCATAAGGTCAGGCCCGGGATTCATCAGGCGATGGACCGCATCAGGGCTCGGTCAGGCACCGAAGAAATCAGCGAAGTCATGCAGCTGGCCATCCTCAAGATGGACGCCATGACCGACGCCGAGCTGATCGAGTTCCTGGCTCCACCGCGCCACAAAATCACTATCAGCAAAACGTTGCGCGACCGTTTCGACAACGAGTCGCGGCGTGAAGCCGGTCATCACCGTGATGACAGTGAGTACGAAGTGGTCGAGCCGGGCCGCCTGCCGCACGGCCCGGACGAATGCGCCAAGGCCCAACTCGACATCCTCAGCCAGGAGTAACCCGCATGGAAACGATCTACACCCACCGCCCGACCGGGCGCACCTACTCGCTGGCTCGCACTTCTGCTGAGTTCGCGATCCTGCATCACCTGACGGGCGGGGCGAAGTTTGTTCGCCGCGGTGACCTGGTAGACGGCAGCGTTTGGAGTGTGAAGGCATGAGCAACCACACGAAGGGAGACTGGCTGGTATGTCGCGAGGACTACAGCATTGATGTGATGCGTGACGGCGATTATCTGACCGTTGCGAACCTCGGCGCCATGGACCACAACGGCATCAAGTATTGCATCGGCGACGAGTCCTGGGCCAATGCCTACCTGATGCGCACGGCGCCGCAGCTGCTGAAGGCCCTCGAAGCGATGCTTTCCAAGGCCTACAAGCAGAACTGGAACGATCAATACCCTGAGCTGGTCAAGCAGGCCGAAGAGGTGATCGCGCTGGCCAAGGCCGGTACGCCGAGCCATGACGGCGACGAGTTTGAAATATGATCCCGCGCGACGGCCTTCTGCGCCGCAAGTTCGAGGCTGCGCTGATCCGGCTGGCCGCCAAGATCCTGATGGGCCGAAACGTCCACCGGTGCCGGGTCGTATCGCGCCGGGACAATAACGATATGTACGGCATGGCCGAGAGGCTGGAAGATATCGCCGATCGCATCAACAACGGATACAAGGGGATGAAGTGATGGCCGAAAAAAACACCAAAGAATTTTACTCTGCCGATCAAGCCGCTCAGCATGCCGCCGACTGGTGCAAGCGCAATCCAGCATGGCGCCGGATCTGTGATATTCCGGATCACTCCGTGTTCATAAAAACCTACGATGAAATTCATAAGCGCGAACGCGCCTACTGGGACGAGAACGGCGGCGAGGAATGCTGGCGAGAATTTGGGACCGCAGGAAGCAAGGTGCCTACAGGGTTCATCTCTGGAAAGGGCGAGTTTTTCGACAGCGTGCTCAAGGTTCCTCTCCATCACAACCTGATGATGGTTTTTCGCGTTGGCCGAAGCTGGAAACCATAACCCCGTTCGCCTAACCCCTATCCAACACAAGAGCCTGCCGGTGACCGGCGGGCAAGGAATCGACATGATCAAGGAATACTTGGCGTCACTGCTGGACGGCATCCAATACCCAGCACACCGGACCATTCCGAAGGATTTGATCGAGCAGGCGAAGGCTTCCGGGCTGGTGATCGTGTTCGGCGCGAGCGATGACCTGATGGAGTTCGAGGGCGCCATCCGTGACGAGTTCGGCTGCTACAACGGCGGAACCGCGCTTGTGGACGCTGAAGGACTACTGCCTGATCGTGAAAACATCGAGGACGACGACGAGCTGAAGGCGTTCTTCAAGCGTGAGCCGATCGCCAAGAAGATCAAGGCCATATGGGATAAGGACGGGTTCAGCTGGCTCTATGAGACGGACATCCCGCACTCGACCTTCGACGTTCTGGAGGGCGAGGATAGCTACTGCCGCGGCATTGTCTTCGCGCTCGCCGATCTGGCCTAACCAATAGTCGCCCGGTGCCGCCCAGCGCGGCACAGGTTTAAACTGTCGGCCAACTAAACGAAAATCGTCAGGGGTGGCGTATGGCTGCGAAGCGCGGGGTGCGTGCGGCATCGAAAAGCAGTATCGAAATCTCGTTCATGGTCGACGGCAAGCAGTGCCGGGAGCGCCTGCCGCTTGAGCCTACGCCGGCCAACCTGAAGCGGGCGCAGCAGCAGAAGGCGTCGATTGATCTGGCGATACACCGGGGCGAGTTTGAGTATGCCGAGGCGTTCCCCAGGTCGAAGCGGGCGGTGTCGGCTGTCGGCCAGTCGGGACAGGTGCCGTTGGGCCAGTACATGGATGAATGGCTTGAACGAAAGGCCGGCATCCTGAAGGCGTCCACGCTGGACGGTTACCGCAAGATCGTTGCGGGGGTTCTGGTCCCGGCGCTGGGCAGCCTGGCGCTGGCATCGGTCACGCGCAAAGAGGTCAAGGCAGCCATGGCCAAGATGTCGGCGACCAACAAGCGGCTGGCCAACGTGCAAAGCTGCCTGCGCTCGGCTCTGAGCGATGCCGTAGACGACGAACTGATCGAATCGAACCCACTGGCCGGCTGGACGTATTCAGTGAAAGGCAAGCCGCGCACCGAGGACGAGATCGACCCATTCAGCCCGGACGAGCAGCGGGCCATTCTGGCGGCAGCGACCGGGCAGTATCGGAACCTGTTGCAGTTCGCCTTCTGGACCGGCCTGCGCACGTCTGAGCTAGTCGCGCTGGAGTGGGGCGACATTGACTGGCATCGAGGGGAAGTGAGGGTGTCGCGGGGGCTGACGGCGGCGGCAAGTGAGGCAGAGACGCCGAAGACGGCGGCGGGGGTGCGTAGCGTGAGATTGTTGCCAATGTCGTTCGAGGCGCTGAAGGCCCAGCGCGAGCACACATATATAGAAGGGAAAGCCGTTTTTCATGATCCGAGGCACGGCAGGGCATTCAACGGTGACCAGGAGATCAGGAAGTCATTCTGGACGCCAACCATCCGCCGGGCAGGCGTGCGCTACCGGAACCCGTACCAGACCCGGCACACCTACGCATCCATGATGCTGAGCGCGGGCGAGCATCCTATGTGGGTGGCCAAGCAGATGGGGC